CTCTGTCCTCTAAGAATAGTTTAGTCTTTCTATCTCTAGCTTTATGTATAGTTTTAAATACTCTAGCTCTGCCTGCGTTATCAAGACAAGGTGCTTTACATCTAGCAACTACTTGAAACGGACATATCTTAGTGTTGATAGGTCGCAAGTGCATAATGGTTGATATGTAATCGCTCAACTTATTATTACCTTTGTCTACCTTTGGATTAGCATTGGGTGCTGATAATAATTTCCAACTACTCATACATCACTCCTTTCTATTTAAAATCCATTAAGAATCTATATAAAAGTTTACTAATATCATCATTTTTATTAATCATATTAAGTTCTTCTAATCTCTTTCTAAGCTCATAATAATTTCCGTATTCTTCTTTATCATAATCTATTTCTGAATCAGTATCCCAATAATAATTATGTTTTTCTGCTAGATAATACAGTAATGCTTTAACTATTTTCGATTCGTTTTCATCTAGTATCATCATCATACATCACCTCTCTATAATAAACTTAACTGCCTCTTGTCTTGATACTGCTCTGTTCTTAGACAACGATAATAATACTATATGTTCTCT